TCTTAATGTCGATGACACAGGTAACACTTTCGCTGGTGTTCTTAACGGACGCTACAGAGTGTATGTTGACCCTTATTCTGCTAACACAGGTGCTGCTAGTCAGTTCTACTGTGTAGGTTACAAAGGAACATCACCTTATGACGCTGGTCTGTTCTACTGTCCGTATGTGCCTTTACAAATGGTTCGTGCGATTGACCCATCTACTTTCCAACCGAAAATCGGTTTCAAAACTAGATATGGTATGATTGCTAACCCATATGTTACACAATCTGATGGTACAACTGACGCAGACACATTTACTGCTGATAGAAACCAGTACTACAGGTCTGTTAAGGTTACCAACCTTATGTAATAATAAGAGTTGGGTTAACCAACCAGTAAAAACAACAGTTTTCAAGGGAGTCTTCGGACTCCCTTTTTTTTCGCTTGACATTTGTTATAAATAGCAGTATAATAATAACTATTTTAGGTTTAGAACTATGGCATATACACCAAATCCATCTGTTACTGAAGGTAACTTCTCCGCACAGTCTGGTACTGAGCTTGATTACCTTAGACCGAATGGGTTTAAGTTTCAAGTTCATAATCTCCCAAATGTGGCATTCTTTTGTCAAGGGGCAAACATTCCAGACATGACTTTGGGATTCCCTGTACAAACTACACCACTACAGGATATACCATTTCCCGGCGATAAGATTGCCTTTGGAGACCTAAACATAAGATTCTTAATCCAAGAAGATATGACTAATTATATTGAACTATACAATTGGTTAGTTGGTCTTGGATTTCCAGAAAAACATTCTCAGTTCAGAGAATATGTCAAATCACAGGCATGGAGAACTGGGGGTCAAAAGAAACAAAAAGAAGAATCACTTGGACAAGTTAGTGACGCGAGTTTATTTGTACTCGACTCTAACAATAATCCAAATCAAGAAATACTATTCAAAGATGCATTTCCAATCGCATTGAGTGGATTGGACTTTGACATATCTGGTGGTGATACACCATACTTTGTTGGACTCGCATCTTTTAAATATAGGATATTTAATATTAAATCTGTAACTTAACATTGAAGGATATATTATGGCTACATTGAATGAACTTCAAGATATGTGGGCTGAAGATTGTAAAATCGATGAACTCGACCTTGGTTCAGAATCAATCGGTACACCAAATCTTCACGCAAAATATGTAACCCATCTCGCTAACTTTAAATTACAATTAAGAAAAGCGCAGTCGGACTTGGCAAGACTTGAAAGAGTTAAGTCAGAATACTTTCGTGGAGAATTATCTAAAGAGGAACTTGACCAATTAGGTTGGGAACCTTGGTATAAAAATTCCGTACTTAAATCTGATATGCGTGCCGTATTAGATGGGGATGGAGATATTATAAAACAACAGGATAAAATTTGGTACTTAGAAACAACGGTAGATTTTTTGGACAGGGTATTGCGTAGTTTAAATTCGAGAACTTGGGACATCAAAAATGCTGTTGAATGGAACAAGACACAATCTGGCCTATTATGATATTTGTCAAACAGAAAGACCATGTGCATATGCATGTGGAAGCCTCAGATGAAGGTATAACAAAGGAGATATCAGACTTCTTCACCTTTGAAGTGCCTGGAGCTTCCTTTATGCCGTCATATAGAAACCGTCATTGGGACGGTAAGATTCGACTGTACAATTTGTCCAGAAGAGAACTATATGTTGGTCTTTTGCCTTACCTATTAGAATTTGCAAAACAACTTGAGTATGAAGTCAAGTTGGAGATGGGTGAGATTGGTGAAGAGATGTCACGCGATGAGGTCAAAGAATTCGCCAGTAGATTAAAACTTCATAGTAACTGGAAACCTATTCAGATAAGAGACTACCAAGAAGACGCAGTATTTGACGCAATTAACGGTGGTAGAACTCTTTTACTTTCCCCTACCGCTAGTGGTAAGTCCCTCATAATATACAATCTGGCGCGATATCATCACGCCTTAGGACGAAAACAACTTATTGTAGTCCCTACTACCTCTTTAGTAGAACAAATGTACGGAGACTTCGCTGATTACTCCACACACAATGGTTTTGATGTATCAAAGTACTGTCATAGAATATATGGTGGTAAGGAGAAGACAAACAAAGCGGACATAGTTATATCAACATGGCAATCTATCTACAAGTATCCTAAGAAATGGTTTGAGGAATTTGATGTAGTGTATGGTGATGAGGCACATCTATTTAAAGCAAAATCTTTAATGACTCTCATGGATAAATGCACCAACGCCAGATTTAGAATAGGTACTACTGGTACACTAGATGGTACAAAGACACATAGATTAGTCCTAGAAGGAGTTTTTGGTAAGGTCTATAAGGTTACCACTACCAAGAAACTCATGGACAAGAAAGAACTTGCAGATTTAAAAATCATTTGTATGTTAATAGAATACACAGATGCGGAAAGAAAACTAGTATCAAAAATGCCTTATAAAGAAGAGATGGATTTCCTAGTAGGACACGCGGGCCGAAATGATATCATAAGTAAATTAACCATAACACAGAAGGGAAACACTCTTTTATTGTATCAGTATGTGGAAAAACATGGTTCTGTATTATATGATAAGATATCTAAAATGACAGACCGCCCAGTTCATTTTGTATTTGGTGGTACAGAAACAGAACAAAGAGAAAAGATTAGAGCTCTAACTGAAAAATCTGACAATACTATTATAATTGCTAGTTACGGAACCTTCTCTACAGGTATAAATATAAGAAACCTTAATAATATTGTGTTTGCCTCACCTAGTAAAAGTAGGATTAGAAACCTACAGTCAATTGGTAGGGGTCTCCGTAAAAGTGAAGTAAAAACAAAATGTAATTTGTTTGATATCGGGGATGACCTTTCTTGGAAGCAAAGAAAAAATTATACTCTTAATCATTTATTGGAAAGAATAAAAATGTACAATGAAGAAACTTTTGATTATAAAGTAGTAAAGGTAGATTCAACAATATGAATGATGCACATAAAATAAAGTCTATCATATTGTTTAATCATGTAATGGCTGCAATTGGTTTAATCTATGCAGACTTATCATGGTTACTCGTATCTCTAGTTGGATTTATTTTAATATATCAACTTGGTGCGGAAGTGGGGTTACATAGATATTTAGCACATAGGGCATTTGAAACTTCTTATTGGAAGTCAAGAGCATTAATATGTTTAGGAATGTTTAGTTGTCTTGGTTCCCCTATGGCATGGGCTGGTATTCACAGGAAACACCATGCATTTAGTGATGAAAAGGGTGACCCACATGGATGTCAACCTTGGTATAAAGTATGGTCAACCTTTTGGGAACCATACACGGTAGAATCAAAGTATGTAAAAAATTTGCTTAGGGATAACTGGATTAGGTTTACGCATAAAAATTATTTCAAGATATTGATTTCTACCTATTTAGTACTTACATTAATAGATTGGAGATTATCTACATTTTTAATCTCTATACCAGCCGTACTTGCCTTTAATGGTGCTGGTATGGTTAATACGATTTGCCACAGATATGGATACAGAAGGTACGACACTAGAGACAATAGTACAAATAATATCTGGGTAAACAATTTGTTTACGATGGGTTCCGCGTTACATAACACCCATCACCAGAAACCAACCGCTTGGAAACATTCTGAGAAGTGGTGGGAAATAGATTTGCCCGCCTTTTTTATAAAATGGTTTCTGATAAAAGAGGAAAGAAATGAAGGAAGAACCTAAAATAATTTGTTTTGATAGTGGACTGCAAATAGTTGCTACTGTAGAGGAGTCTGATACATTGGACGCCCTTGAAAAAATAAAAGTTCACTACCCAATGGAAATCTTGAGATTGCCAGTATCCATGACGCATGAAGCTTATTCAATAAGACCGTGGATGACATTCTCAAATGAGACTGTATTTGAAGTGAATAAAAATAATATAGTCGCAATCGCTCCTCTTAGTGAGGGGTATCACGATGGATATGAAAATTTAAAAGATGGGTATTTTAATAAACCGTCTGCTCTTCCTTCCATAGAAGAGGAAGAATATCCAGAAGAAGAACCAGAGTTTGACGGAGATACTATCAAAGAAATGATAGACGAATTAATAGGGAAAAAGAAAAGGATACTCCATTAGGATCAATTATCCTTAAACGACACCCTATTATACAGGAAAACTCGACCAGATGTCAAGGAAAATTTAATTTATTTTTCGCTTGACTTTTGCATAACTTTATTATACAATGGACAACATTATGACTAAGAAATCAGAAACTAATCGACACTATGTCAACAACAAGGAATTTCTTGCCGCTATGACCGAGTATCGGGAAAGCCGATTGGCCGCAGAGGCGAAGGGAAAAGATAAACCGCGTGTGACAGAGTATATTGGTGAGTGTTTTGTAAAAATCGCAAATCACTTGGCATACAAATCAAATTTCGTAAACTATACATTCAGAGAAGAAATGATTTTGGATGGTATAGAAAATTGTATTACATATATTGATAACTTCAATCCAGAAAAGTCAAAGAATCCTTTCGCGTACTTTACGCAGATTACTTACTATGCTTTTCTGAGAAGAATACAAAAAGAAAAGAAACAACTTGATACTAAGTACAAGTACATTCAGAACCTAGACCTTCAATCTATATTAGATGGTGAAGAAGGAAATGGTGGTTCCGCAGAATTTGTTGAGTATATGAAAAAACAAATAGATGAAGCGGAGAAACATAATGCTCAATACGCAGAGCAAAATAAGAAGATTCCTAAGAGGCGTCCGAAATATCTGGATGACAAGGAAGCTTTGAAGATGGCAAAGGAGAAAATACCAGAGTTGAAAGACGCTGAAAAAAGTACTTGACTTTTGCCCCTAAATAGCGTATAATGTGAAGTTTAATTGGAGTTTACTTTATTATGAATATATTCTATCTGGATAAAGACCCCTCTAAAGCAGCCCAACAACATTGCGATAAGCATGTAGTTAAGATGATATTGGAGTCAGCACAGATGTTATGTACCGCACACCGCCAGCTAGATGGTGATACCTACGCGGATACACATTCCCTATATAAAAATGCAATGATTAATCACCCATCTACAAAATGGGTTAGGTCTGGTAATATGAATTACCGATACCTTTATGATCTATTTGTTTCTCTTTGTGACGAATATACATTTAGATATGGTAAGACCCACAAGACTGATTCTAAACTCAGAGTTCCATTAGCAAAAACTCCTACCAACATTCCCCTTGGTGAATTTATTGACCCACCACAATGTATGCCAGACAATTGCAAACAAGATAGTACTGTCGATGCTTACAAACTCTACTATGTAGAAGAAAAAAAGGATTTTGCCAAGTGGACAAAAAGACCAACACCTATGTGGTTTATAGAAGGTCTAAGATTTTATGCAACTTAGTAAGGAAGATACGATATATGCAAGTAAAATAGTTGTCGATTACTTTTCAAAGTTTGAGAGGATTGATGATTATTTTCGTGCAAGAAAAATTGAAAGGGTGAAGGCATTGCCTCCGCCTCTTTTTGGTATGAGTGTAGAGGATGATATGTTCCAGAGTTGGGATATGCATCCAGAAGAAATGAATTTTTCCGTTGTTCAAATGAACAACGAGGTGTTTGACCAGATGTTAGAGATGACTGCATCTTTTTCACCAGACCAAGCGCCAGGCAAAGAATTAAAACTGATTGTGAAAGAAACGAATACAAACACAGCAGTTGGTTTTATCAAGTTGGGTTCACCTTTAATAAACTCCAAACCAAGGAATGATTTTCTTGGTGGTGTTCCCGACTTGCCTATTTTTAATAAGAGGGCAATTATGGGGTTTAATATAGTTCCAGTACAACCATTTGGATTTAATTATCTGGGTGGTAAGTTATTGGCTGCCATTTGTTGTTCGCATGAAGTACGAAGGATGTTGAACAAGAAATATAATACAGAGTTTTGTCTGTTTGAGACTACATCTTTATATGGTAACATAAAGGGTGCTAGTATGTACGATGGTATGAGACCTTTTCTAAGATATAAAGGAGATACCATGTCATCATTCTTACTAACTATGGGTGAAGAGATTTATTTTCACCTACGCGATTGGTTTGAAGAAAAGAATGGTGGTGAAGTTCTTATCAAGAAAGATGCATCTAGTAGAAAACTTAAATACCAAACAAAGATGATTCAAGTTCTCAAGGCAAATTTAAAAGAACACGATGTAAAAGCATATGAATTGTTTGACAATGTAATTAAAAAGTCAACCGATGTTACTACACAAAAAAGATTCTACATGTCAGAATATGGATATAAGAATGTACGCGATGTTCTTCTAGGTGAGACAGAAACGCTGGAGAAGGCAGAGAACTTTGACAGGTTTGAACTAGAAAATGTTATTGATTGGTGGAAAAAGAAAGCCGTCAAGAGATATAGCAACTTGGTCTCCGATGGAAGAATACGAAAGGATTTGGAAGTTTGGAATTCTGAAACAATTAACAAAATAGATATAATAAGATGAACATAGAAATTTACTCAAAACCAGATTGTCCCTACTGTGACAGGGCAGTGTTTATTGCACAACAAATAGTACAAGAAACAACTCATATCAAGTATGAAAAGAAAATGTTGGATGAAGATTTTACATTTGAAGAACTGATTGAGAAGTCACCAAACGCGAAAACCTTTCCACAGATATTTGTGGATGGTGAACTCATTGGTGGATTTAATGAATTTGAAAAAATGGAGTGGTGGGCAGACAGACAATGAAAGTAGGATTTACTTGTGGTGCATTTGATTTACTACACGCTGGACACATTGTTATGCTTGAGGAAGCAAAAGACAATTGTGACTTTCTTATGGTGGGATTACAAACAGACCCCACTCTAGACAGGTCAGATAAAAACAAACCAGTACAAAGTATATACGAGAGATACATTCAGTTGTATGGTCTCAGATTTGTGGATGAGGTTATTCCATATGACAGGGAAAGTTGTTTGATGGATATCCTAACTACAAAAAGTATCGATGTAAGATTTGTTGGTGAAGAGTATAAAGACAAAATGTTCACAGGACAACACTTGCCTATAGAAGTTTATTACACCAGTAGACAACACACTTTCTCTTCAACAGATTTGAGGAAACGAGTACAGAATGCTGCTAAACCAAAATGACATTGGTGGATATGTTGCTAAACAAGACGATAGATATATCGTCAAGGATAATCCCTTTGGCAAGACATTAGTAATTAGTAGTACGCGACTGCATGGTGGACAGGAAACTACTGGACACAAACATGATGGTCAAGAAGAGGTATATTTTTTTATTGAAGGCACAGGTACTATTCAACTGAATAGTTTCTTTTTTGATGTAGAGGCTGGTGATATAATGCCTATTGATGATGGTGTCTTTCATAAAGTATATAATAAATCAGATGACGAAGATTTATATTTCATCTGTGTATTTGATGGTAAAAGAAAATGAAAATAACATGTGCTAGATTGCGGTCTAATGTAAAGTATGAAGGCCCACTTGAAACAGTACTAGATAGTTTTTTAGAGAACTATGTAAAGTGGATGAGGGCAAACCCCCAACACGAGTACGGAACCTATAACATATCTTTTGATGGTACTAGACCTAAGAGAACACCAGAGTCAATAGAATGGGCTGACGCGATAGTAATTCCTAGTGATAGTGAGTTTAGATATCATGGTGAGTTACAAATGAATCCAAAAGACTTGGCGAAGTCACAGTCCCATATGGATAACATCATACCATTTTTTAAAGACAAACATGTTATTGTCATGAGAAGTGATAGAGGTGATGACGAAAAGTTATACAGGGAAGAGACATTACAGAATGTACCAATTAAATCCTATACAGAGATTGATGAGATTGATTTCTCTGGTAACATACATGGAATGAAGTATCACTTTATAAGAAATAAATTTGGTAATCCCTTATATACAGAAGCGAAGAAGACTGACTTTGGATATTGGGGACGCATGAAGACAGGATGTGACCGCGATAAGATTATTAGAAAGATTTACCGTGACCCAGATTTAACCACTTGTTTGATTGGTGGATTCCCATCTGGTATTAAGAGACAGGCTTCATGGATAAAAGATTGGAATCAATTATATCCTATGTTAGAACCATGTAGATGGACATTGTGTTTTAATTGGAAGGATGAGACTGCTACTACATCTAGGTATGTAGAGGCACTCGCAATTGGAATGATACCTTTTGTGTGGAGACAGTACGACAAGAATAATACATATAACATAGACCCTTGGCAAAGAATAGAAGACTTTGATGATTTGAAATCTAAGGTCATGGAGTTGAGGGATGAAAGTTTATTAGAGAAAAAACTTGAAGAGTATAGAATGAACTATGGTAAGAAACTATTAACTCTTGAAGGATACTATGAGATATTCTCTCATAAAATGAACAGGGGATTGCATGAAGATAGCGTTAGTTAACGATACACATTTTGGTGCGAGGTCAGACAGTTTGCCGTTTGATGCGTACTTTAGAAAATTTTATGATGAGTTTTTCTTTCCTACATTGGCGGAGAGAGAAATCAAAACTGTTATGCATTTGGGTGATATCTTTGACAGAAGAAAGTATATGAATTACAATACACTCAAGAGTTGTAAGGAGTATTTCTTTGACCAAGCAAAAGACCTAAATATAGATATGCATGTGGTGCCAGGCAACCACGATACTTATTTTAAAAACACCAATGATGTCAACGCACCAGAACTATTATTACAAGAGTATGATAATGTCACCGTATATCCAGAAGTCACAGAGATAGAATTCGATGAGAGAAAAATTCTTTTTGTTCCTTGGATATGTAGCGATAACTTTGAATCTACTATGGAAATGGTCGAGCGATGTGACGCGGAAGTATGTTTTGGACATTTTGAATTTTCTGGTTTCCAAATGTACGCTGGTATGCCGAATGAGCATGGAATGGATCATACTGCCTTTAAGCGCTTTGATTTGGTTTGTTCTGGCCACTTCCATCATCGTAGTAGTCGGGACAATGTGGTGTATCTTGGTAATCCTTACGAAATCACATGGTCTGATTATAACGATGCTAGAGGATTTAACATATACGATACAAAAACGAATGAAATAGAGTTTCTTCAAAATCCTTATAGAATGTTCCATAAAATATTTTATAATGATGTTGATGATGATGTAGAATATGATTTAACAAACTTGGTTGGTGGTTGTGTTAAAGTCATAGTAGTTAAGAAAGAGAATTTTGCAAAGTTCGATAAACTTATCGATTCTCTTTATAGTTGTAATTTGGTTGAATTAAAAATTATTGAAGATTTTTCAGAGTTTGAAGATAATGCTGTTGGAGAAATGGATATAAAACTAGATGATACAATTACATTGTTAAATGATTATGTTGACAATACTGTTACTGAATTAGATAAGAACAGATTGAAATCTCTACTACAGTCCTTGTATGTAGAAGCACAACATCACGAGAATTAATTAATGATAACATTTGAAAAGATAAGATGGAAAAACTTTCTGTCTACAGGGAACAGTTTTACCGAAATAGAATTTAATCGAAGTCCCAGTACTTTAGTGGTTGGTGAGAATGGAAGTGGTAAGTCTACAATGCTTGATGCTGTGTGTTTTGCATTGTTTAATAAACCATTCCGCAAGATTAGTAAGACCCAGTTAATCAATTCTATTAATAATAAAAAATTAGTTGTAGAGATAGAGTTTAGAGTAGGACTGAAAGAATTTAAAGTTGTCCGTGGTGTAAAACCAAATATCTTTGAGGTATATTGTGATGGACAGATGCTAGACCAAGATGCAGCTGTTAGGGATACACAGAAATACCTTGAAGAAAGTATATTGAAGATGAACTTCAAATCATTTACTCAGATAGTAATACTAGGAAGTGCTTCGTTTACACCATTTATGCAGTTGCCTACAGCATCTCGCCGAGAGATAATCGAAGACATTCTTGACATTGAGATATTTACCACAATGAATCAAGTGTTACGCGATAAGATTGCCGTACTTAGGGATGAGATTAGAGATGTTGAAACAGAGGTAGAGGTAGCAAAATCTAAAGCAACGGTTCAAAGAAAGTATATTGAACAGTTGGAGAAAGATAAGAAAATTAAAGTCGATAAAATTAAGGAGAAAATTAATGAGCTCATCGAGGCGACTACTGAACTTGAAACAAAACTTGCAGAGACAACAGCAGAGAAGGAGAGTCATGATGATCCGAAAGAACGGAAACGCAAACTGGATGGTCTCAAAGACAAACTCGACTCCAACCTCAGAAAGGCAAGAAAAGAACTCGACTTCTACCACAACACAGAAGAGTGCCCAACCTGTAAACAAGGATTGACCCATGACTTCAAGGAAGAAAAACAAAAAGAAAAAACCACGCGGATAGAAGAATTAGAATCTGGGTTGTCTGACATGGATTCTGAATATGAACTAGTACAAAAGTCTATAGAAGTCTATGATAAAATTGTAACCGACATACAAGATATTCAAAGTGATATTATATCACAAGAAAGATATAAGAATAGACTTACATTGGAACTCAATGAGGCAGAAACAAATGTCGCAGATATTGATGAGGAGAAAACCAAACTAAAAGAACTCGCTATTGAATTAACAGAAACGAATAAAAAGAAAACTGAGAAGGGCGAGGAACAACATTATAATACTGCTGCTGGTAGTTTGCTAAAAGATACGGGCATTAAGACAAGAGTTATTAGACAGTACTTACCAGTTATTAATCAGTTAGTGAATAAATATTTGGCTGCGATGGATTTCTTTGTTCATTTTGATTTAGATGAAAAGTTTAATGAAACAATTAAGTCCAGACATAGAGACAAGTTTTCTTACTCTAGTTTTAGTGAAGGTGAGAAACAAAGAATAGACTTGGCATTATTATTTACATGGCGAACAATTGCTAAGATGAAGAATAGTGCTAGTACCAACCTGTTATTACTCGATGAAGTATTTGACAGTTCCTTGGATAACAATGGTGTTGATTATGTTATGAACCTATTGCATACCATAGGAGAGGAAACCAATGTGTTTGTGATTTCTCACAAGGGTGACCAGTTGTTTGATAAATTTAGAAATCAGATTAAATTTGAGAAGATTAGAAATTATAGTGTAATGTCATGAGTGATTTAGAATTATTACCATTGAACCATCCAATGTTGAAGGTTCCACCAAATGAGTTTGACTTTGAAAAAGAGGACGCAAAAGAGTTCGCAAAACTACTTTGGAATAGACAGAAGGAACTAGGTGGTGTAGGATTGTCAGCGAACCAAGTAGGACGCAACGCGAAAGTATTTACTATGGGTGTTGATAGGGGCGAAGATTATAACTATCAGAGGGTCTTATTTAACCCAGAATTGATGTCTTATAGTGAAGAGACCATATCACTAGAGGAAGGTTGCTTGAGTGCGCCAGGCATCACCCTAATGGTTCGTAGACCTATTACCTGTACGATGAGTTATAAGAACGAAGATAATGAAGTTGTAATGGAAGAATTTGAAGGGTTGTGGGCAAGAGTAGCCTTACATGAGTATGACCATATGTTAGGTCAGAACTTTACAATGCGAGTATCTAAAATTAAATTGGACAGAGCAATAAAAAAGGCGAAAAAGTATCACAAGAAGCTCAAAAGAGCTATTGAAATGAATAAATAGTATAACATATGAATAGAGACCGTAACTATGGCATATAGTAAAGAAGTAGTAGAAAGATTTAACGCAGTAACAAATAACCCCGAAGCTCATGGGGTGGGTAGATTTGACCCAAATGACCCCAATGTAGCAACAGGACTGACAGGCGCGCCGGCATGTGGTGATGTCATGAAATTAGACCTTAAACTTAATCCCGAAACAGAGA